TTCAAATCAGGGTTCTGTTGCAACCTTGCAAGAAATTTTTGTGTAGGTCCATAAGCAAGAGGAACTTTGATGACACTAAAATCATCACCACCCTCATCTTTCTTCTTGATTTGGATTCCATTAAAAAGGGAACCGAAACCAATGATTACGGATCTAAAAATCTCGTTGTAAAAATACTCAAACATTATTTTACACTGTTACACCTCTATTTAACAGTTTTAAATCAGGGCATTCCAAATGGATTGTTGGATGAGAAGTCAATTATCTTATCAGCTGCTATCTCAATCGTGTCATTATCGGCGTAAGGTGTGACTAAATCATCCTCGTTTTTATCACCAATAAAGTATTTTGCACCAGAGGTTGAGCCTGTAAGAACTTCACCTACAATAAATGTTCCGTCAATGACACCAACTTCCATCGTGTCGGTGACAGTATTCCACTCCTTTACTCTGGCTGTTGTACCACTAGTAGATCCTGTGACAACTTCATTGAATACAAACTCACCACCAATAGTGACACCAGAATCAATAACCTTTGGTGGATCGATATAAACGATAGGTGCTGAGTCATATCCATCACCACCAGAAAGAACGTAGATTGCTGTGACAATACCAGACGAACTGATAGTGGCTATACCAACAGCAAACTCAGTTGGTGATGGCCAACTATTACTAAACCTATGCTCTGTAGAATCGAACGTGTGATTTGTACTATCAAAGAATGCATAATTGTGTGTGGTTCCTGCACCGAGAGTTGAACCAATCGTAACCTTAGGTGCAGTGATATATCCTGCTCCACCATCGGTTACTGTGATAGATTTAACAGATCCGTTAGTAGCAATACCTGTGGTTGCTGCAAACCCTGTTCCTCCACCACCATTCACAGTAATCATTGGTGGTTCAGTATATCCACATCCCGCATTTGTCATCATGATCAGAGGAACAACCCCACTTGTCCCTTTACATCCAGGATAGGAATATGATACTGATGCAATACCTGCCGCTGTTGTTCCACCAGCTGGTGCAGAGGAGAATCCGACTGTGGGAGTAGATCTAAAATTCCTACCCATATTGGATATGTAGATGTCACTTATTGTGCCAGAGCTACAATGACTTGCAGTTGCAGTAGCAGTTCTACCAGCACCAATTAGATTGAGAGTTTGAATATATCCAATCTGTGCAATCTCATCATCAATGGTCTCGATACCAGTATCGATAACCTCGTCTTCATATCTGTAGAGTTCACATTTCAGTTCATAAACATAGTTCTTCTTGAGTTGATAGAAGGGTTGCTCATGTTCTACAAACTTGATCTCAAACAGTCTGTCACCTAGAGGGAAGTAAATTAAATCACCTTCCTTTGGTCTAGTGGCCAATTGAATATTAGAGATCTGTTTTGTCAGTGGTGTGATGTAATTTTCAAATCTATCTCTTGAGATAATCAGAGTCAAATCATCTCTATTCTCAATACCAAACTTTGAGAGGATTGTTCCCTGACCACCATATCCTTCATAACTATCAACGTATGCTTCGAGAGGATATGCGTTCTTAAACTCAGATTCGATTACTTCTCTGATGATGGTTTTTGTAGTCGCGTAAAGTCTAGGGAGATAAAAAACCTCCACACCATACATCTTTAGTTGTTCGTTGACAAGACTCTGAATCAGGTTCTGTTCAGATGATGTGCCGTTAAGAAAGAATGGATTTAACATATATCATCACCCGATAAGGTCAAGGGGTGGTAACTCATATGTACTCAACATGCTCTCCTTGATCTTATCGATTTCTGCCTGGGCATCATCATATAGTTGTCTTCCATTAAACTCGATACCACCAGGAAGTTTGACACCTTGAAACTTAATCAAGTTCTGGCCCCACTGCCTCTTGATTAGTGCTGTCAGATATGGTTTCAAGAATGAGTCGTTAAAGACTCTTGGAGAATCATTGGGGTCCAACACTCTAAAACAATCAATGATTAAAAACTCTCCTGCTCTCAAATTATTCCAATCAACATCTAGATACATTCTATCCTGTCTCTGATTAAATCTAATCTGTTTATGTGTATTCAGGAGGAAGTTCATCGTCTCCAGATACGACATTGCCATTGAATATGACAGTAAATTTGTAGCTCCAAAATAATAGATGTCATTCAAGAACATCTGATATTTGAAACTAAACATATTTGACATACTCATCGTTTGTGAGTCGTCAAATTGATATACTTTGTTTATTCCAATAACACTTGGTGGAACTTGTATGAAGTTACTATTCTCATGAAATGTAAATGTCGTTGCGGTCCCGACAATTGTGGCATTCGCTGTGGTAGTTGATATACCTGTAGTTCCACTCTCATTTTGTGTTGCACCAGGTGGTCTGGCCCTACCTCTATCAATATCTGCTTGTGTTACTTCATACTTCAGATATACTTGTGACACACCATCAAAGTGTCTTTCTTGAAAATATTGGATTGCATCATCTACCAGATCCTGAACCTGTTCTTCAGCGACATTGATCTCCAAAACAGGAGCACCTAACTGTCTCAAACAATAGTCAATGAGTTCTTGTCTAGTACTAGGCTGAGCCATTTATAGTGGTCCTATCTATATGTCTATTTATTTAATAACTCAGTGATAGAATTAAGCATTGATTTAATCTCGTTTACATCACTCTTAATGTTAACCACCTCGTCTTGAAGACTTTCAAATTTTAATTTGTCTTCTTTTAGTTTTTGTCTGTTTCTAATGTAAGTGTTATATTCAAGATTGTTCTTGTTTACGATAGCACCAGAATGGATGTCTCTAAAAAAGCCATCCATTCCTTCGACAGGGAGAAGATTATCCATTATGCAAACGACAGAGCTCTCAGACTTCTAATAAACGGAGCGTTAGCTTGGTCTGTTGATGTACCAATGATTTTAATCCTGAAGGATGTAAATGGACTGATGTCATCAACACTAAACTTATACTCTCTGTATTCAGTGATAAGTGGTTCAGGGCTGTAAGAATCAACCTTGGGAACCTTCTTATCAGGTGTTCCGTTATTGTTTGCAATATTAAGGATAGAACCATTGATATCCTTATTCTTGAATCCAGGGAAGGGAACAAAGATACTCTCTTGAACCGGACCAGTCTGATTCAATGCGTAGAACACTCTGATATCACCAAAGTTGGAGACATATGCATCAAGGAGAACCTGAAGTGAGGTTGCAGGATTCTCAAGTTCAATATTCTTACTTACATAGATGAATCTATCAGGATCTTCCGATACTCCATTAACTTTAAAGTTCCCTGCATAATCAGTGACAGGTCTATTGACTCTGTTACTGGTGAATACGACCGCTGCATTATCAAGGTCAATAACTGGACTGATACGAGGATTATTAGATAACAATGTGAAGTTCATAGAGAATGACCTCTTACCAGGGAAGGTATCAGCGCTAAGTTGAATAGCTTCGTTCTGAGGTGAAGCAACCATCATCAGATCATCAAAGTAATTCTTATCAAAGAGAGTCACTTGTTTGAATCCTTTGTCAAGATAAGATTCTTGATTACCAGATACACTAGCAGCAGAGATTGTTCTTGCCTGTGAAATCAGGTTGGTTCCAAGTGGAGTGATTGTTGTCACTTTAGGAGTGATCAAACTGAATGGGAGGTTGTAAGATCCCTTGACGAAAGGACCACCGGCTAGTTTACTCTCTTTGAAGTAAAGTGGTGGGAATCCTGCAGCATTAGCTGGTGCTCTATTGACACCATTTGAGTTCATCTGGACCTTGACATAGTAGTGATCTAGTCCGATAGGAGCTTCATCCAATTCATTTGCATTAACATTTGCAAGTTGATGTTCGGTGTTGATTCTTCTAAGAGATACACCGTCAAGTTCATACTTGTAAACTAGTTCACCAGCATTGTGTCTTGTGACAACGGTGTTATCTACACCTCTTGTGATGCCGGTAAGAGTTCTACCATTGGTACCAGTGTAACTGATAATCTCATCACCGATCTTGACATAACCAGGATTAGTACCACCTACACCAATGTTTTCAAATGTCGCGTAACCATTGTTAAGAGCAGATTTGCTCAGAGTAATGAAGGTTGATGCATTGAAGGGATATTCGACTGCAAGAGTCAGTGGGGGTGCATCACTTCTAACATCACTGAGTGTGACTCTGTTTACGTTAGAATAGAGACCATGGTTTCTTTGGAAGACTCGGATATAAGATCCTTCATGATTGATTCTAATAGGTGCAGTTGGAAGAACCGCTCCACCAACACCATTGAGTTCTGTTGTAAATCCAACAGCATTCTCGTAGTATAATGGGTAAGATGGGTTTGTAGTAAAGTTACCTTGAACATTGTCAAGAACCAAGGTATTATTACCGAGAGTTGAATCTACAGAAAGTTGAATACCACTTCCAAGGTTGAGGGATCCGGGTCCGACAGGTGTCAGAACATCCCCAACGACATAACCAGAACCCCCTGCATTAATTGTGGCTGCAATAGCAACCCCACCATTAATCGTAATGTCAGCAGTGGCATTAACACCCTTACCAGTAATGGCAGTCAGAGCGACACCAGTGTAGGTGAATCCTAGTGAAGAGGGTGTATAACCAACACCAGCATTAGTGATTGTCAAATCTGATGTGGCAGATCCTGCAAATGCAACCAGAGTTCCTTGAGAACCAATACTCAGCTGTTTGACAGTTCTCCCTTTTACAAGCCCTCCGTCACTTACCAACTTGTTCAGTCCAAGTCTGATCTGTCTGGATTCAATCGTCAGACCATTGGGGTCAATCTGAGAAAGATCAGTAGGAAGCTCAGGGTTGAACATGGATACGTTACCCTGTGTCTTAAAGTTCGCAACATACATTGTGAACTTAAGGTCTTCATACTGTGATGGGGTCCATACAGAGGCATTCTGTGATTTGAATAGTGATCCAAGCAGAGGTTGTTCTGTGACAAGAATTTGTCCAGCCTCTTGATTTGTAGACGTGACATCTGCTTCACCAAGTCTACTGATCCATACACGGTATTCTGTAGAATGCGACAGAAGAACCATTGCATATTCTTTCTGAGGATTCAGATATACAGGTGCCTTAAGTGTGATGGTTGTAGCAACAGTGCCATCCTCACTTAGATTTACATCCTTAGGATCGATTGAGACTGCAGAGAACGGAAGAACATTCTCTGTTGGTGTTCCAAGTTTGGTATCTCTAAGTTCAAACAGGACGGGAATATTCTCATCCTTAGATTGGAAGAATATGTCAATTTTAGTGACAAAAACACCACTCAAATCATCTACAAAGAATGTTTGAGCAAGAGGGTCAACTCTTGGTGGTGGAGGTGGGGGTGGGAATGCCTTAAAGCTCTGATCTACATCAACATCTGTCGTGGTTTGAGTATCTGTAGACTGAACATTTATAGTATTAGAAGTGCTTGTGTCACCGATAATTCTTCTCTGTGAACGCTCACCTATTCTAACAGTTGCGTTTCTAACAGATAGAGTGGTCTCCTGAGTAACATCAACACTACCCTCAGAGTAGAAGATAGACTCACCAGCTGTAGATACGACACCTTCAACAGCACTGTTGATCTTACTACTTGTCAGTCGGAAGCTTGATCTACCAGTCTCAAATGATGGGTTAGAAGGATTGTTGCCATTAGGAACAAAGTAGGAAGCAATCATAGTTCCAACTCTGTCAGTTACCATTCTGACATTTGTAACTCTTGCCTGAGCACCACTGGTTCTACCAGTAAGAATCATGGACTTAGAGATAAATCCACTAAACTGTGGGAAGTCTTGAGACTGAAGACTGAACGTATCAATATTCAATACGGTCGCAGCAGATGAGTAGATGAATGGGAATACTACATCTCTATTATATGGGTTACTGTCATAGAAGTCAGTGGGTGCATTATATGGACCATACTTATGATTGAGTGAGGCTACTCTGAAGTCGATTGAGGGGATGGTAGCACCAGTAGTTACCTGAGATCCACCATCATCCATTCTACCGTTGACAGTTTCACCAACAACGAAGGTACCATTAATCATCTCAATTTCAATGAGTTTTGGTGTCATGAAGTTGTTGACATCCACATCATCAAAGAATGAATAGACTCTGGTAAATGGCTTGAATCTCGTACCAATAACACTGATGTTACGAGATCTCATAAAGTTAACGATCTCTCTTCTTACAACTCTATCACCAAGAGACTCAGTATCAATTCTTTCGTTGACGAAGAACTGTCTTCCAGATCTAGTCTGAGAAAGATTGACAGAAGTAGTCGCTGTAATTGCGTTGTTGGTTGTTACAGTCTTAGTCGTGTTCTTAGTTGTGACCGTTGTTGACAGTTCACCAGTTCCAATATTCTGATTAGAACTCGACTTATTAGTATTAGTGGAACTAACAGAGCTACTGGATACCTTATTGGAGAGTGACGTATTTACATCAACACCAACTGTTTGCCAGGAGTTCCAAGTTACAGGGGACACACCTCTTCTACTTCCATCTGCAGCAGTTCTTACTTCAGCACCTAGAGCTTGAGCAATACCTTGGAAGGAACCCTCCATCATTACTTCATTGACTTCAAGTCTATTGACATCAATCCATACATCGACTTCTGGGATCAGTTCGATTTCACCTTGCCAGAACTGAACAAGGAATGGAGTAACATTTTCGACTCTTGTAGCAAAGGGTTGTTCCAGCCAATTTTCATCTTCATAGTCAAGTGTGATAATTCTATCACTCTTCTTAACATTAACACCTACAACGTCTGCAAAGTCTGCATCCTGATTTGCGTTTGAAGTAGTTCCAATACCAGCAATAGCAGTTGTTCCAAGTTGGAGATTAAGTGCAGTAGTGTAGTGAGAAGGTCTAAGAACTCCATTCTCTGTATCGATAGAGTTTCTGATACCAATCGAACTATCCTGTGGATCAAGAGATGTGAAGTTATCAACAAACACACCGGACTTGAATCTGTTCTGACCATTAGCATCCTCAACGAACAGGTTGAGAGTGTTAGTTTCCAGTTGATTCAGTGAAGTATAATACTCAAGATTTTTAATTCTCTGTTCAAGTTTAGAGATATCACTCATCTGATATCTCTTATGCTCGACGAATTTAATCTGAGCATCACCCACATCATACAAGTATGCTGGGAGGAATACATTAGCAATGTTCATTACATTGCTGAGACTATCAGGAAGTTTGGGGAAATCGTCGGGAGTACCAGCTTGATATCCTAATGCACCATCTTTGTCAATGTAGATTCTATCAGCTCTTGGGAGATAGTAATTGTAATCTACTGTTAGTGACTCATCAGATGCAATAATGTGACTGGATGACTGCTTATTACCACTTGAAGTTCCATCTACAAAGTTTCTTCCATCAAATTCAAATGGAGATCTTCCACCTTCAGTCAGAACATAATCTGCCAATCTAGGTCTTACATCGATAATATCAGAATTTCTAACACCATCGACACCAGAGATTTCTGTGCTATAATTGTAACCGACATAGGAATTGATCGTAGTGATATCACCCTCATCACCAGCATCATATGAGGATGATGCAAAATAAACACGAATCTTCCTGTTTGGAATTTGTGCTTCGGCGTTTCTAATAATTCTTGAATAATCGTAGAAAGTTCCTCTTTGACCATTAAAGAATTGGAAGTCCTCACTAATGTCTTTAGATCCAAGACTTACATTGGATGTAACACCATTAGTAGTAGAAGACTCAAACTTAACCACTTCTGCATTAGCAAATACAGTATCATTCAAATAGGTAAAGAAGATGGCAGTGTCATCCAACTTCTGAAGATAGATGGCTTTAGCACCACTTGTCTGACCTGTAATAATCTCACCAACGATTAGATCATTTGTCGTTGCAGTGATACCATCCAACTGAGAAAGAGTCATACTTGGGCATGTAGGATCACTTTCGTCTTCCGATTGGAAGATACCATAAATCTTATAAACATCAACAGTGTTCAGTGAGATCTCCTCATCCTGAACTCTAGTACCATATGGCCAGTTACCCGTAGTCAAACCGTCTCCAAGAGAGGTTGAGCCAATACCAGATGCCGTAGTATTAGATTTACTAATAATAATATCTTGAGCCAGTTTCCTAATTTTAGTTTTTGACTTAACATCAGTTTTTCTGATGGTCGTAATCAACTTGGTATTGGTATCATTAGCACCAAGTCCATTAATCTTGATTGACTTAGATCCATTGGTAAATTCAAACTTGTCCTCGGTCAATACTTCGGTAGAACCATCAGATCTGATCAGGATATATCTTTCCTCATCAAAGGGAAGGAATACCTCTTTGTCCTCAGTATTAATGACGGGTGTAGAATTACTTGTAATCGATGTTGTATATTGTCTTCTAATAACAATCTCAGAATCAACAAGATTTACTGATGATACATTAGCCTTAGGGAATGTACTATACAGTGCTCTATTATTCGCTTGAT